CCGTCTTTCTCGTCGGCCTTCTGGCCCTTGTGGGCCTCGAGTGCCGCGTCGAACCTGGCGTCGATATACTCGTCGGACTTGCCCTCGAGGTCGGCGTCTTTGTGGACCTTCTGGATTACCGCGACCTTCACGGCCCGGTCGTCCATTTCGTCGACCTTCACCTTCTCGTCGCCTTTCAGGACGGGCTCGGCCTTGCGCTCGAGGTCCCGGCGGGACTTCACGGCGTCGGCGATTGCCTTGTCGTGGCCGTCGGTCGCCTTTTTCAGTTCGTCGGCCTTCGCGTCGCGCTCGCCGGTCACCTTCTCGAGTTCGGCCTTCACGGTGGCGAGTTCCTTCTCGGCCGCGTCGGCTCGGGCGGGTTCCTTACCCAGGTGGTTAATCACTTCCTGGGCCGCCTCGTAGTCGATTCCGTCGATTCTCTGTTTCGGCATTTCTGCCCCCTTCTGTGAGTGAGTGTCGTCCTCGTCGCCCCGTAGGTCGGGCGGTTCCTTGTCGAACTCCCGGTAGTGTCGGGCCAGGTGAGAGTAGACCCGCAGGCGGTCGGACTGTGGAATATCTACGCCGCCACGAGCGCCCAGAAGGGCCCCCATAGCGGCCGAAACACCGGCCCAAACCGTGTATTTGTCGGCGGCCCGGTGGTGTGGTAGTTTGTAGGCGGCCTTCGTGTCGGCGGTTTCGCTGTCGAACCATGTAGCCATAACCCGGAGGTCGTCGACGTCGGCCTTCCGAATCTCGGCGGCCGCGTCCCAGGTGGCCGACTCAGGCGCGAGAGGCCACGATTTGAACGGAACGACGGTATCGTTCCGGGCGCCCGTGTCGTCGTCGTAGACCTGAACCGCGTCGTCGCTGTCCAGGTGAACGGTCGCGTCTGGGCCGGCCCTGGCCGCGTCGACAAGCGCCAGGTGGTTATATCGAATCTTTGTCTGTCGGGCGTCGTATTCCTCGCCGTCGTATTTGCCCCGTTCTGGGACTAGGTCGGTTTCGTATCCCATCGAGACGAACCGGCGCCCGGCCTCGACGTCCTGGATCGCCGTTTGGTCGGTTATCACGATAGGGACGACGACGAACTCGCCGTCGGGCCGGATATTCTCGCCGGTGGCGCCGACCTGGAACTGTCGGGCCGTCTCAGAGGTTACGAGTTTCGTCTCGGGGTGTCCGTTGGTGACGGGAATCAGTTTCATTGAGTCGAGAGAGTTCGCGGCCAGGACCTCGGCCGGGTGTCTCAGTTCGCGGCGAACGGACCCGTCCCCGTTGAGATACTGAAAAACGCCCGTCCGGGTGGCCGAGGCCTCGACTTTCAGAAAGCCCTCGGGCGTCCGAACTGGACGTTTGCGAATCGTGGCCCTATCCCATCGAATCGACATAGCTGCCCCTGGAACGAGAAAGGGCCCAATCGGGAAGAATCCCGACCGGGCCCAGGCAGTAGTAGAGGACTGCTAGACAACCGTCGCCGCGTACAGTCCTATAATAACTCGTCGCCGACGCCTTGTCAACCCTCGCCGCCGGCGTCCTCGTCGGCCTCGCCTATCTCGCCGACCTTTTCGCCGCGAAACGTGCCCCCCGGCTCGGCGTCACGAAGGGCCGCGTCCGTTTCGCTTGTCCCCTTGTGGGCGGGGACCGGGACCTTCGCCGAGTCCTCTAAGAGGGTCCCGGCCAGTTTCCCGACGGCGGCCTTAACGTCGTCCTGGGTACAGGGAACAGGGAGTTCGAGTTTCCCGACGGCCGCCATCGTGCCTACGGCCTGGTTCAGCATGTGGCCCAGGCAGAACGGGCAGAAATGACGGACTGACTTTTTCTCGGGGTCGACGGCGATACTCATTGTGTCCGTCGTGAACCCGTGAACCTTGCATTTGTAGACGGCGATTTCGGCCGTCTCTCTCGGCTCGAGGGGCGGCCCCTCGGTGGTCTTGTCGCTCATGGCGACCCCTTTCTTCTGGGCGGTCCGGCTGAAACCGGCTCGGACCGGCGACCCCTGTCGAGGTCCTGTTTCGTCTCGACTTGGGTTCGGCCGACGCCGCCCCGTCTGAAATGGAGAGTGAATACAACCGTCCCAGAGAACCCGGTTCGGTCGCAACGGTCTACGAAATGTTCGACCCCCTCGAGGGCGTCGCGACAACTATCGTTCATGTCCTCGGCCCGGTTTGGCGGTCTGTACCTCTATGGAATCGAACTCGGGCCCGAATACGGGCTCGGCGAAACAGCGACAGTTTATCGGTTCCCCTGGGTGACCGTCGGCCGGCGGGTTCGCCCAGGCGTATTTCTTGCCCTCTCGCTCGGCGTGTTCGGCCCGAACGCGGTTGTCCTGAACAGTTCGCCAGATGTATTCCGTCGCACCGGCCTCGGTCTGTCGACGCCGTGTCAGTTGGCCGTTTAATTTCCCGATTTGGTCCCTGGCTATCAGACGAGCCCGAGTCTCGGCCTTTCGGAATACCCCTCGAGGAACCCAGCCGTAGAGGTCCTTCGCTACGGCCGTGTGTCGCTTGCCGGCCCTGAATCCACGAAGGACCGTCCCCTCGACGTTGTCCTTCACCCCCTGGGCGACGTTCTGAATCAGTTTCACGTTTTCGACCGCGAAATCGGCCAGGACGCCGGAAAGCCAGGGCTCAGATTGTAGCATAGGAACGCCCAGGACGGCGCGAGTAATGCCGATCCATTCCTCGCGGTTCTTCTCGGCGGTCGCCCTGGCGAGGGCCTGAACCGTCGACCGTGCCTCGATAGGCGGGTTTGCCTGGTAGCGTAGGAACAGGTCGTCGACGGCCCGAACGACGTCCTCGGACCATTGGTCGAGGCGTTGTGTCGAGTCCTGTCGCGAGTCGAGGTCCCAGATTGGCAAGAGGGGCCCGAGAATCGTCTTTGTGAGGCGTTCGAGCGCCCGGACGACCGCGAGTAGTGCCTGTTCGTATTCGAGTTCCTGGCGCCCCGGATAGCGCCACACGATACGGCGCCGGCCCCGGCCAGGTTTCCGTTCGCCGAGGGCGACCTGTCGGTTCAGTTCCTCGACCAGGGACCCCCGCTCGACGTCGAGGCGAATCGACTCGAGGGGATTCGGCAAGAGAGAGGCGAGGGTATCCATAGTCGACTATTCCTCGGTCGGAAGGGTCCGTTCGGTCTGTAGGGTCGTATCGAGTGAGTAACCGTCGCCCCCGAACCTCGAGGACGCGACCTCGGCGGCCGAAAGAACGCCACGGTCGATATACAGGCTGTCCCCCTGGGCCATCGAGAGGTAGACCTTCGACTTCTCCTCGTCGGACTGTTGCCAGAGGGGCGGGAACGTAATCGACCAATCGGCCGGGACCTTCCCGTTTGTCGGCCCGTCGGACGCCCGGAACACGAGTTCGGTCAACCATTCGGCGACCGGCGACAGGCGCTCGTCTCTCATGGCGTCGATATGGTCGTAGTAGTCCCGAGTCTCGCCTTCGCCCTTGTTATTCAGGCCCCCCTCTTGTTTCCCCATTAGGATACGGTAGGGGATACCCGAGACGGCCGAGAGGCGTTCGGCGAACCTGTCTATCAGTTCGGCCAGGCCGGCGACGCTCGACGTCACTTTCGAGAACTGTTCGTTCTCGTCGAGTAACTGAGTGTTGATAATGGCCCTGGCGAGGTCCATCAGTTTCAGACGCTCGAGGACCTGGCGTTCCTTCCCGGCCGCTATCATTCCCTGTAGGCCCTTGACCGTAAGGACGGTCGTTACGAAATCGTCGAGTATCGACTCGGTGTCCGAGTAGACGACGCCGAGCCCTCTCAGGGCCGCGAAATTGGCCTGTAGGACCGAGTCGCCGGCGCCCCTGGCCGGCTTATACGACCCCCGCACGTTCGGCGGGACCTTCACGCCCCGGAGTTCGAGCGCCCTCGTGTGGTGAACCTTGTATTCGGTCGGTGCGCCAGGGTTCACGACGTAGTATTCCGGCTCGAGGTAGCGGGGCGAGGCCGGGTCCTTAACGAGGCCCTGTTCGCGGTCGTAGGCGTTGATATCGAGAATCCTCAGAAACTCGATAGTCCGAACGTCTGGCCCGATAGGCGACTCGAGCGTTCGCCCGTCGTTCGCGCCGACAATGAGAAGGGCCCCGCCGTATAGGCGGTCCCACCGAAGGAACTCGCCGACTTTCGACTTCCAGGCCAGGGCGTCGAGGTAGGTAAGGACCCCGCCGGCCTCGGCGGTTTGCGTCTCGCCGTCGGCCTCGCCTGGCTCGGTGACCTCGACCCGGAATCCCTCTCGGAGCATGTCGAACACGGGGCGGTCGACGACCTTCTGGGCGAACCCGTCGGTTCGGTAGAGGTTCGCCAGGGTGTCGGCGTCCTGAACCTCGTCGCCGCGATAGGTTACGTGTTTCTTCTTGTCGTGGCCGGCCATGCCGAGGCCGGTTAGAAGGTTCGCCCACCCGTCGAGGCGAAACGCACCGTCCCCGCTCGTCGTCTGGATCGCCGGAACTGGCGCCGGCGTCGGTTGTGCCGCGTTCATGCTGTCCCCCTTACCGTGTCAGGAGTAGATCGTAATCGAGCGCCGAGGCGCCGAATCTCGAGTGAAGGAAATAGCGTTCCCCGTCTTTCGTGTGGTCGTTCTGTTTCAGCGGGGCGTCGACCCCCCGCTTCTGAGCCTTCGGGTCCCACACATAAGCAAAATACTCTGATATCGTGTGTTCGCAACCCTCGACTACGGCATACTCGCCGGCCTTTAACATTCGGGCCTGAGTCCGTATCCCGTCTAACACCGTGTTGTCGGGCTCGGTGACCTGGCCGAACCCCCGCCGGTTCAGTTCGAGAATGAAGGACCTCGCCGAGGGGTCGACGTATATCGCCATCGGTTCGACGCCGCCGAGCCAGGACACGAAATCGTCGGCATATTCTGAGTCGGTTTTCTGGCGACCCGTCTCGCGGCCCGAGTGCCAGTATTCGCGTTCGGTCCAGGCCTTCGGTTTCGTGTGAGGGTTCACGCCGGCCAGGCCGAAGGTCGTCGGGTTCTGGGTCCCGTAGTCGACCCATACACAATGATAGGCGGCCCTCGGCGGTTTCGGAATCACGAACGGCGAGTCCTGGGTGAAGAAATCGTATATCGCGCCCTCGGCCAGGGCCCATAGTCCGTCTATGAACCTCGCCGCCCAGACCCCGGTATACTCGAGTTTCAGGTTCTCTACATAGTCCCGAGGTAGAAACGGATTGTCCTCGAGTCGGAACGGGAACGAGACGAGGTCGAGGTCGGCGGCCCGGTCGAGGAAATCCTTTTTCAGCCAATGATACGGCGAGTCGCTGTTCGTCGACCCGAATATCGCGGCCCGCGGAAGGGAACACCGAGAGAGTAACATACGGAAGAACGACGCCGGCCAGAGAGTGAGTTCGTCGCAGTAGGCGCCCCCGCAAGTGAGGCCGCGTATCTTCCCCTCGGACCTCTCGTCGTTCGCGCCGTAGAGAAGGACCGTCCGGCCGAACAGTTCCCCCTCGTGTAGACCCATCGAATACTGAAAATTGTCGTCGCCGACTAGCCATTTCAGAGGCTCGAGAACATTCGTTTTCAGGGTCCGTTCGGTTTTGCCTATCATGGCGAGGTATCCGGCCCTGGTCGCCTGGTCGACGAACTGAACCCACCGAATCAGAGAGGCGACCGTTTTCCCCGACCGAACCGAGCCTTCCCAGATATTGATTCGACGAACGGCACGTCGGATACTGTCTCGCTGTTTCGGCGACAGTCTCATTTCTTCGGGGCCCTCGCTCGTTTTTTCCTTGGCGGGGGAACGGGCTCGTCCTCGAGCATGTCCTCGATGGCGTCGAGGATCGCGGCCTTCGCCCCGGCCGGTCGCTCGAGGACCTTGTTAATCGACTGCCATCGGACCATCGGCGACCCGTCGGTAGTCTCTCGGGCCGCGTTGACCGCGACGAACATAGCGATAACGGCGTTCGGTGTTCGTTGGTGGGTAATCTCTGAATGTTCTTCCTCGAGGCGAATCCCCTTGTATTTCCCGTTCTTTTGCATGTGGCCGACGGGGGCCTGTTTCGACTTCGTTCGCGTCTCGGTGTATTTGTCATGGCGTAGTAGGTAGGACAGGGCGTCCTCGGCCTCTGAGAGTAGTCGCGTCCGTCGTCGCCCGGCGCCCCTTTTTATGGCGGTTTCTATCGGGCCGGCGGCCTCGAGGTATTTCGGGTTCTTCCCCTTGCCGTATCGGTAGTTTTTCAGGGTCGAGACGGTCCACCCGATAGCCTTCGCGATTTCCGCGTTCGACTCGGCGCCACGGGCGACCGCCGTTTCTATGGCGAGTAGTAACTCGTCGTCGATTTCGCGTTGGCGTTTCGGGTTCTGGGCCCGAGTGCCTGTCGACTTGGATTTCGGCGGGGATTTGGCCGGGGACTTACGGGGCCTCGTCTGTTTCGCCGCGTTCTTCTGTGGTTTCTTCGCTCTTGGCATCCGTCGTAGTGTACGCGACGACGGGCTCGAGTGAAGGGTGAGGCGTTACGAGTTCGCTATTCTGTCCCAATCGCGGCCCTGGTCGAGGGCCCTCAGTTGGTAGTCGTGATATTCAGAGGCGACCTGGTGTCCGTCTGGGACGAACGCGACGGCCTGGGCGAGTAGACGTTCGGCCCTCTCGAGGCGGTCGGCGACCTCAGACACGAACCTGTCGGCCTTCTCAGAATTGACGACTACCCGGTATCCGACCTTCTCGACCTCGGCGCGAACCTTCGCCTGTCCCGGCCTCTGTATATGGTAGCGCCGAGGCGCTTCTGTGTCAACCGTCGGGGCCATCGTGCCCCCCTTTCGCTATCGCGTCGGCCTTATCGCATATCGCCGCGAACAGTTCGACCAGGCTATAGCACGTTTTGAAATCGACCGAGAGCCACACGCCGGCCGAGGGCGGTTCCCTGTACCCAGGAACGCCCAGGCGTTCGGCCAGGGCCGCGAGGGCTGTCGCGTGTCTTGCGCCGGCGCGAAGGGCCGCCTCTCTGATAGCGTCGACTGTCTGGGCCTTGCTCCCCTGTATTGTGAGGACGCCGGTTATCCGCGACGGTATCTCGACCTCGTTCCCGCTGAAATCTGTCGGCATAGTGCTCCCCTCAGTAAGAAACGACGCCCACTAGTCCATGACCGCCGCCGCGACGGGCGCCGGGAAATGCTGTTTCACGAGTGCCGGCCGTATCCACGGTTTGCAGAACCGAGCCCAATCGAGCGACCGCCGGCCGTTCTCTGGCCGCCACAACATAGCGAACGGCATAAACCCGGCCGCCCAGGTGTTACGAAGGCGAATCTCGGCGTCCTCGAACGTGTCGTCCGGGTAACCGACGAGGACGTAGGCCCTCAGACGTTCCCGCGTGAACCCGGACCCCTCGAACATGCGTCCGGCCTCGAATAGCGGGTCAAGGTCGTTCGGCGTGTCGTAGGCGAAAAACAGGAACTGAGGCCGCAACGATACGAGGCGTTCCACATGCCACGACTCGAGCCTGGCCGCCTCGAGGCCCCCGGAGAATATCGGCCGCGTCGGTTGTCCCTCGAGCATGTCGAACACGGCCCGGATATGAGCCTTTGAACAGGCCAGAAGGTTGTCGTCGAGGACGTTCGTCCCCGGCCGGATCGCGAACTCGCGAACGCCCGGTTCCCGTTTCCAAACCTCGCAGAACCAACACGTATTCGGACACCCCCTCGAGGTAATCACGTATCCGGGCGCCAGGTAGCGGCCGACCTCGAACTGTTCGCCAGGTTGTCCTGTCGCCGGGCCGCCAATCTTCACCGGCGCGACGACTTCCCATTGAAACGCCAGTTCTTCGGCCCGTTTCATGTCGTAGGTAAACGCGACCGATACGTGAACCTCGTCGATACCCATATCGTCGACGAGGATACGCGGGGGGACGTCGTAGAACGCCAGTTCGTCGACCGGCGTCGCCTTCGTTTTCCTGGGGAACACTCGGGCAATCTTCACGCGGCCCCCTTTCCGAGCCTGGCCTCGAGGCCGGCTATCTGTTCGCGTATCTTCCCCGCCTCGATACCCTCGGGCGGGTACAGTTTCAGGCGGTCCCGACAAGTGTCGACGAGGGCCTGAATCTCGTCGCGGCTCATTTTGTGCCGGACGCCGGTCTTATTCTTCCGTGCCATGAATCGTATCGGTCCTCGCAACGCGACAGGCCGGCGCCTGGCCTGGCAGGGCGCCGGTTTTCACGTAGGCCCGAGTAACCAGGCGCCAGAGTTCCGGGGGTTTCATTCCCTCGAGTGCGGCCCGTCGCTCGACCTCGGCCTTATGCTCGGCCGGGCAATGGAACCCGACGAACGCCGTGTCCTCGGCCGATACGTGTAGTTTCAGGTCCGGCCGTGCCCCTTCATTTGTCGCCATCGTCGCCCCCATCGAGCGTGAGCCCGTGTTTCTCGAGCCAATGGTCGACCTGGTCCTGGGTGAGAGGGACCAGGCCGGCGTCGTCGTTCCATCGGGTGAGTTCGCCGCCGATACCGACCAGGAAGAACAGGCCCCGGCGGGAACGGTGTAGTCGCTCGACATACCAAAACTCGCCCTCGAGGTGTCGCCGGTCGGCCTTCGCGACCTGTTTCGACGTATTCGTGTTGTAGACCCGGCCGTTTATCCGACGTTCCATTGTGCCCCCTCTAGGCCTTCGCCCTCTGGGCGGCCTGGCGCCTCTTGTATCGAATCTTCTCGTCGGACGAATACGACAGGTCCGACGGTGTTATCGTGTTCTTCGACTTGTGGCGCCTCTTGCCCTTCTGGCGACTCACGGCCTGGCCCTGGCGCCTGGCCTTGTCCTTAGCGGTCGGAACGGCCTTCTGGCCCTTGATTACGACGGGCCGATTCTGGGCCTTATCTGGCGCCTTGTCGAATCGGTCCTTCCCCTTGCCTCTGAGCCTGTCTAACAGCCACCGAAACATAGTCTACCCCTTTCCGTTTGGAAACTACCCCGTCGCCGTGTCGCTGTCAACGGGAAAACGTAACGGCCGCGAGTTCGTCGACTACGCGGCCGATTGTATTTCATTGTTCTTTTCACTCACCGGCGGTTTTCGAGGTCGTAGACGCGGTTTCGGGCGTCTCGGACATTGCTCTCGAGGCCGGCGATTTCGCCCCTCAGT